ACAAAATGTTCGCCCAGTGTGCGGGCAGTCTTGACTTCGCTCATTGCGTCGTCCTCCTTTTTGTCTGTGGTGCCGATCATGCCGAGCAGTGCAGACTTCTTCTCTGCCTGCTGGACCTCGGCGGTCTTTGCTTCGATCTCTGCCTGGAGCTTCTCGCCTTCGGCGATGGCTTCGGCATCATTTGCCTCGATGCGCGCCTTCAGCGCGACGAGGGCGTCCTGTTTGGACTTGAGCTCTTCTCTGAGAGTCATTTCGTTTCCTCCTCTGTGACTGAGTTGATAAATGTCAGCAGATTCTCTTTCCGCAGATTGCTCTCCTCAGGCTCCTCCACCGCCGTGTTGGCCTTCAGATCGTCCTCTCTGTCGTCCGGGTCGTCTGCATCATTGACCTCGTCATCCAGCAATGAATTGGCGAGGGAAATGATCTGCCTGATCGTGTCCTCGTCGGACTTGCGGTTCCTGCGTCCCGCCTTGATGTCCGTGACCACAGCGTTCTGATTCGCCGGGACCGGAACAATGCTGACCTCATAGAGGTTCAGCTTCCGCAGCTCGTTCGCCTTCGTGCCGTCTTCCAGTTCGACCGGATATGCATCCTCGACGTCATAGGCAAAGCTGAACTGATAGACGCATCCGCTTTTGACGATCTCCCGCTTTTCCTGTGCGAGCGGGGTATCAAAAAAGACCGCTGTCATAAGCGGTCCTTTTTCCGTGTCTTCGATTGTTTCGACCTTGCCAATGATCTGATCGAGGTCGTGGTTCCAGCAGAGCGGGAACGGATGCCCCGACTCCTTACGCTTCTGAATCGTCTCGGTGAATGCTCCCGGTGCGATCACATCACCGTAGCTGTCCGGGATGCGGTCATACGTGGAAAAGTATCCGGTGATCTTCCCGTTGTCTCCGTCTGACTTGATCTCAAAATCTTTATATTTGTGTTCCATGATTATTCCTCCGTAATGATCACACTTGTGGAGCAATTACACCCGCACACCTCTCCAAGAGGGAGATTGTCGTCTCCGGGCCAGTAAGCACCGTTCGAGAAATTATCATCGATCGGGACCCTCTGTCCGTTCATAGCTGCGTGTGACTCTCTGGGGTTGACCCCGGTGTTCCACTCCTTCTCGATCCGCCTCGTATATCCGTTGCGCTGTGCCTGATGTGCTGCCTCAATGACCGCCCAGCTTGACACTGCGGATGCGATTGCGGATCCCCACGAGATCGAGTCCCTGTCCTCGCGTGTCTGGAATATGTCAGCAGGCTCCTGCTCCTCATCCTCGACGGCCTCGACGAGTTTCTCGCGTGTCTTGGTGTTGATCATCCGTGCGCGGCCTTCAGCCATCTTCCGCAGATACTTCCGGGTGATCTCGATCACATAATCCATGCCGATCACATCGGACGCGCTCTTGCCGTGCTTGTCAGCGATCGCCACGATCAGAGGCTCGAGGTCGTCTGCGAGTTCGGTGTTCCACCTGTCCTCGTCCCACCATTCCACGTCCGCACCGATTTTCGGCAGGACTGACTTGGCCTGACGCTGAAAGAACCGCTTAAGCACCTCTGCAACCTCTGCGTCTTCTTCCTCGTCGGCCTTGCCCTTGATCATGATGGTCTGAGTGGTGTCTTTGCGATGGGTCGGGATGATCTCCTTCACCTCGATCTCTGCGCTGTTCTGGTTCGTGTGGGTGTCCTGCGGACTTGCCTGTCCACCCTCGACCACATTCAGCGGGACGATCAGTTCGTCGCCACCTTCAAGCGGCGGATAGTTGTTATCTGCTCTAGCCTCATTCCTTGTCAGCCACGGACCGCCAACGGCAGCCTGAATGATGCTCGCGCGTTCCTCGAACGATCCTTTCAGCTTCTCGGTCAGATCAAATTCAACATATGTGTTCGAATCCGCCCCCACCATCGGCAGCAGGAACGAGTTCATCCTCTGCTGGAGCATCTGGAGCACAGGCCCAAGGCACTCCGCATACAGTGCCCGCGCGTTATCCTTAGATGATGCATAGGTCTGCGTGTCGCTGTGCCAGATCAGAGACGGGTTGACGCCATAGGCAGCTGCAACCGATTCCCTCGACAGCTTGACCGATTCCGTCCACTGTGCCTCCTTGAACGAGGTCGAGAACGGTTTGATCTCCATGCCGTCCTCGAGGACCGGAATCGATCCAGCCTTTGAGCCGCCCGCGCCCCATGATTCACGGAACGCAGTGATAAATCTCTTCCGCGCCTCATCGTTCCACGGTTGCACATTTGCGGGTCGTACAATCTGAGCGTTCAGTCTTCCGGAAGAATGCCACAGCTGTTTCCTGAAGTTTCCTGCCTCGATCTGTTCCTGCAAGGTCTGCCTGAGTCCGCTCACGGGTGAGATGTATCCGCCCGGGTTCCCCGGTGAATAGGTCTTGAACTGCACGAACTCGGTTCGTGGTATGTCAACAACATTCCCCTGTGATGTACTGACTCTTATGGATGCCTGCGCATATGCGTTGAGTGACTGAGTATTCACTATCCACTCAGACGGGATGATCCTCATCTGCCATCCGGAGTCTGAATCAGCGTCAGGCAGTACCCACACGTAAACTGTGCCAAATACAAAATATTCGGACGCCAGTGCGCGGATGAACTCATAACCTGTCTGATCCTCGTTCGGTCTCCACAGGAGTTTCGCAGCCACGCTGTCGCGGTCACGTTTGCGATCTGTCTCGCCGTCTCTGCGGTAGACCTTCAGCGGCAGCTGGGCGACGCTGTTTGCAAGGAAGTCAACACACGCCTTGAGGTTGTCCTGCGACTGATAGAGTTTCTGTGCTGTGTAGTTCAGCACCTGAGTCGGGGCGTCGCTGCCCAACTCATAGATATAAACATTTGGGCGAAACATCATTCGCCATCTTTCACGTAGGCTCGGCATTTTCCGCCCTCCTATCTCATACAAAAATTACGTCTGCCCCGCTCGCATAAGCGGACGCATATATCTTGCTTTTCTCTTTGCTGACCATCGTGGCAGCGGTGAAGGCCATCACACACGCAAACAGCGGGGCGATATCGTCGGGGGACTTCATGCGGTCAGGCACTTCCGCACCGCCTCCCAGCTGCCTCGTCTGCATCGTTTTGGCGGGAGCGTCGAGAATTGGCTGCGGGAGATGGAATATTCTCGTCCCGCCTCTCGGCGTCTCTCCGGGGACCAGGGGGGAACTGGCAGCGATTCCGTCCCAGAATTTTCCCCATCCGGTCGGAAGATCCGCACCTTCAATCGCGATCCGCTCGACTCCGTCGATCGTGCAGATCTGTTCGGCAAGTCCGCACACAGGAGCACCCCGTCCTTGGAACGCGAGTTTCATGTGCTGTTTCATTGCTCTCGCCCTGAACCAGTCGATCGCCCACTCCGTCCCGGTCCTTCTCGCAACGACTTCGATGTGCCACTGTCCATCATCGCGAAGTCCGCACACTCCGATCGACGTCCACTTCCTGTCATTGGATAAGTCGATTCCGAAATATAGCGGAGACTCAGGCGCGATGCTTGACGTCGTGTCGACTCCTCCGTCCCATGCGCCCTCCGGGAATGGTTGAGGGAGTAAGTGCTCGACCCATTGACACAGGCATTCGGTGCGGAATATCGGTTCCGGATCAGTGCTCATTGCAGACTGCAACGCCCTCTCCGTAAGAAATCCATACCCCAGCGAAGGATTCGCCTGTGCCCATTGCTCGCGGTCGTTTATGGCACACTCTGGTGTGGCAGACCATTCGAAAATGCCCAGTGTGTTGTCCATTTCCTCTCCGCCTAACGACGCTCCAACAGCTGCGATCCCATCCGGATCCCCTATTTTTGCGTGTGCTTGTGCGCGAAGATGCCGTAATACAACACTTGAGACATCTCCTGCGTTGCTTAATCCGAACAAGATCGCAGTCGGTCGCGCCATCATCGTCTTACTGATCGCGCCCCATGCCTCCCACGTCGTCTGTTCGCGCAACTCGTCCATCATGATCAGGTCACTTGATAAGCCTCTTGCTTTTCTGGTTGCTGCAATTACTTTGTAACGATCCCCAGAGTCAAGAAGCATTTCTCGTTTTCCTGTGCCACGGTTTACCTTACGCAGAAATTCCTTAAGTTCAGGGATACTCTCAACTTGTGCAACCGTATCCTCAAAAGTCTCGACCGCCGTGTCCAAATTCTGTGCAGTGCCAAGCACCAAGTGCGATTTCAGGCCAAACAAAAAGAAGATATTTAGAAGCACCTCGAAAAAGGTTTTGCCATTCTGTCTGCTGATCAGCACCAGAACATACCTATATCGAAATCTCCATCTATCTTCTTCTCTGACTATTTCCAAAGCATGGACTGCAAGCCACTTCTGCC